GTAGATCGGGGGCGTCTTGGAGAGGTCCGGGCCGATGTTGTCATCAACGATGCTGGTGCCGGGGGTTTGCCCGATGTACCCGTACAGGCCGCCCTGCATCTTGTACACGTTGTACCGGGACGCCCCCGCCACGGCGGCCCAGCTGATTGTGACGGTTGCGCCAGTCTCGAACAGGTTGCCGCCCACGGTCGATTCGGAGGACTGCGCCGACTCACTGACGCCATCGGCAGCAACGGCCGTTACGACATAGTGATAGGTGTATTTCACCGCCGTGTGCCCGGCGGCGGCGAGCGTTGGCGCGGCCGGCGGCGGGATCGAGGCGGCAAAGCTGATCGTCGTCAGTTGCCAGTTTGTGGCGCCCAGGCGGCGCAGCTCGCGCGGCGCGTGGCCAGGGTGCACAAGCGTGAGCACGTCCGCCGACTGCACGTAGTGGACGTCGGCCAGGTCAGACTCGGCGTAAGGGTTGGCGATCTCGTAGGGCGTGGCGCCATCCATCAGCGTGGCGCCGGCCGTGTGGAAACGGAAGTATCCCGCACCGACCTCGATCACCATCGTCTGCGTGGTCGAGTAGGTGAAGGGGATCAGGCGCACGCGCTTGGTCGAGTCCTTTACCGCGCGCACGAATGCAAAGCCGGGGCGATTCTCGGCCGGGCCTTGCGGCTTGACGATGAAGTTGCGGCACTTCGCCAGGCCGGCCTGATATTTGGAGTCGTCGATGCGCCCGAACATCTCGGGGCTCATCTCGCCCCCGGCGAAGCTGCGTTGCAGAGTGCGGATGTTGGCCATGATCAGCGCCCTGCCATCCAGCTGACCACGTGCTCGGGTTTGATGCGCCGCTGGCTGCTGTCGGATTCGACGGCCTTGCTCAGGTAGGCTTGCATCATCCCGGCGCAGCGTTTGGCTTCGGCCGCGCCAGCATCGCCCTTGATGATAGGCCCGGCGAGCATCGAGGCCAGGTGCCAGGATAGCGCCATCGTGAAGAGCGGCGAGAAGCGCGTCGGGTCGCTGACGGTGGACGAGTAGCGCAGCACCGCGTCGGCTTGGTCGCTGTAGATTACGCTTGCGCCGGCCTCGTTGATCTCGCAACTAAAGGGCTGGGGCACGTAGGGGCCGCCGGCCGAATCCGGAATGCCCGTGCTGTAGTCGTCGCTGGAGCTGGGCGGCAGGATCGCAATGATGTTCAGCGCGTCGGCCGGCTGCGCGTAGGCGTAGTTCCACTCGGGCCAGCCGGAGGCCAGCAGGGCCAACCTCGCGCGGCGGGTAGCAAACCCCCAGGCGTGCATTTCGAGCATCGAGTCGCGGGCGATGGGGTAGAACCGGGCGCAGTGCTCCGACTGGGCGCTTCCCTCGGGCGGGTCGAGGCTGGTGATGGTCGCGGTGTCGCCCAGGTGGGACAGCGCGAGGTTGCAGATGTCGATCTCGGAAGCCATGACAGCACCTCATGAAAAACGGGGCGCACCTTGCGACGCGCCCCGCGGAACTGCCCGGAGGCAGAAGTAGAATCAGACCAGATCGCCGGCCGGATCAGACTGCGGCGCCTTACGGCCCCGTGCCGGCTTGCCTTCGGGATCGTCGCTCTGCTTCGCAGGCACGAACCACGAGGCCTTCGAGCCGTCCGGTACGTCGAACTCGGCCGAATCGGTGCCCGGAGTGCGCAGCTGTCCGTAGAAGCCGGGCTTGATTGCAATAACTTGCATGGTCAGTTGCCCCTTTCCTTGGAAAGTTTGCTGCGCAGCTCATAGCCCATCAGCGGCCAGATCTTCTCGACGGCGTTCTTCCGGGCAATCTTGCGGCCCAGCTCGGCGTTGAAGTTCTCGGGGCTGGCGCAGGCCGACTCGCCGGTGACGGTGAAGCCGTTGCGCAGGACGAGGACGCAGAAGGTCAGCAGCTCCAGCGGCGCAGGGGCCGGCAGCGGCTCGTGCGCGTGGCCATTAGGGTCGTAGCACGGACTGCTGCGATAGCCGTCTGCCGCCGTGAAGTAGACCTCCCCGGCGATGTTCGCCTCGATGTCATCCGGTGTGACGCGCGGCGCGGTCAGCCCGCCCTCTTGGATGCACTTCTCGATTTCGTCAGAAATACCCATATCGGCCCCCTATCAGGCGACGGTAAAGCCGCTCGGGCGTGCGATGTTGCGCTGCACGTCGATGGACACGAAAGCGTCGAACTTGCCGGCAGTCAGTGCTGCAGTGCCCACGCGATAGACGATGCGGGTGTAGCGGCGCAGACCCAGCGGCGGGCAGGCCTGCAGCAGGACCGCACCCTGCTTCACGCTGGCGACCGGCAGCACGGCGCCGACCAGGGCGTCGGCAAAGGTGCTGTTGTCGGCCGAATCCTGCAGCACGGCCTGCACGGTGGCAGATCCGCCGGAAGTGGCCGTGGTGCTGCAGATCACGTTGAACCACAGTTCATCGTTCAGGCCGATGTCGGACGACTCCGCGCTACCCGCGTCATAGACGTTGGTGGATGCGGTGTCGCCGGTCGAGGTGACGGCCTGAGCCGCGCTGAACTTGGTGTTGATGTCGAGCATACCCATGATGTTCTCCTTGGCTTAGACGACGCGGGCTTCGGTCGCCAGAATCTGATCGACAGTGAGGACCGGCACGCCCATGAACTGCAGCTGACCGCCCTGAATCCCGGTGCCCTGGCCTGCCACGGAGCCCGGCGCAACGGTGCCGTACTGATTCACGCCCTGGGTGAAGGAAAGCGCGTTCTGGCTCTTGTCGAGGGCCGCAACGCTCAGCATTTCCTTGACGGTACGGGACGCCATGAAGGTGGCGGTGCCCATGCCCATGGACGGGATGCGGGCCAGCGCCTTGATCATCAGCTTGTTGAGCCAGGTCGCGGCGGTGATGGCCTGGGTGCCCGTCTGGCCGGTGAGGTCGGAAACGTCGATGTTCGCGATCCGCACGGCGTAGCGCCAGTCCTTCACGTGCAGGCCGAACTTCCACTTCCACAGCTCGGCGTAGGCACGGAAGCGGTCGTTGCTCTCGTCGAACGCGTCGATCTCGCCCAGATCTTGCTGCTGCAGGCCGGCCTGCGAGCCCTTCGGGTAGATGCCGGTGACGGTGTTCTCGCCCCAGACAATCAGCCAGACGGACGTGTTGTCCGAGCCGGTGCCGCCCGCGTCGATGATGTTCTGGGCGTTGGTGGCCGACAGGCTGTTATAGCGCGGGGCCAGACCCAGAACGCCGTCCGGGTTGATCGAGGTGTCACCATAGACCAGCTGTTGCGCAAAGGTCTGGTTCATGGCCTCGATGAAAGCCAGGCCTTCGGACAAGCGGAAGGCGGCGGTGTTGCCGTTGAGGTCGGCCAGATCCTTGTCGATCTCGTTGCGGCCTTCGGCCATCGCGCAGACATCCTCGATGGTTGCGCGGCCGGACTTGGAAACCTTCACGCCGCGGTAGAAGCTGCGCAGCTGGACGGTCGGCAGGCCGGTGCGGACGACGCCCTTGTGGCCGGTGGGCAGGTTGCCCTCGACGAAGTTCATGTACTGGATCAGCTCGTTGGACTGATTCAGCAATTCCGCAACAGTTGCGACCTTGCCATCCGGGCCGTAGCTCTTGGCAATGTCGATCAGCGTGTTGCGACCGGAGGATACGAGCGGCATGGTTGCCATGTTGTGTTCCTTTCGCTATCAGGATTTCGGGGTGTTGTCGTACAGAGTCGCCAGTCGGTCCGCCGGCGCGGGCGCCTGCTTGCCGGTGACGACGGTATCGGGGCTGATCGCCTTGCCAGCGCGCACAAACACGCGCAGAACCTCGGGGTGATTGCCAAGCCCGGTGTCGTTCAGCAGCGTGCGAAACTCGGGCGTCGCGAACTTTTCCAGCGCGGTCTTTGCGATGGCCAGGTTCTCGTCCAGCTTGTCGCCGCCGAACTCCTTGTCTGCCCGCGCGCTGTCCGCCCATTCCGCAGTCATGGTCTGAAGCGCAGCCTGCTGACGCTCGGCAATGGCCGGGGCCATCACGTCGAGCACCTTCTGGGCGTTTGTCTGAGAGAGGTTCAGCTCTTTCGCGACTTCGGAGAACTTGCCGATCACGCCGTCGTCGAGCACGTGGCCCTCGGGCGGGACGAACTCGTAAGCCTCGGGTGCGCCTTCAGGTTCGGCAGGCTTTTCTTCCGGCTTCGCGGCAGGTTCAGCGGGCTGCTCCGCCTGTCCGGCTTCGGGCTGCGTGCTGTCCGCGGCAGGCGGGGCCGTCAGCAGGGTGCTGGCGGCAGTCTCAGGCGCGGCGGGCGCTTCGGTCGTCGCTTCGGTCATGTTCCAGGCTCTCCTTGAGCATCTCGATGTATCTGTCAGGGCAGTGCGTTTTCAAGTCGTCGATGATTCGCTGGCCCAGCCACTTGACGCCTTCCTTGAAGGCCATCGCGTGCGGGTTGAGGTCGAACGAGGACGCATCCACGGCGCTGCGCTTCAACATGTCGGCCACGAACCGCCGGCCGGCCTTGTTGCTCATGACCCGCTTCAGATCGTCGATCTCAACCCGGCGAGCGGATTCGGTGCGCCCCTCCTCTTGCGAGTCGAGCGGATCGAGGGCGTCCATCGGGTCGTGCGGGTCCATGTCGGCTACGATACGAGCGCCGCAGGACGGCACGCGCACCCCGCCTTTGAGGCAATAAAAAACCCGGCCTTCGAGCCGGGTTTTGGTGCAATCCCCGCGCAACGGCAAATCAGCGGGACAGCTTGCTCTG